AGATCTTTTGCAAGTTCTGGCTTATACTGCTGCATAGCAATTTGTACGCATTCAATAAGAAGAGTCATAGACTTTTCGTTATCTTCTGCCACCGCTGCCACCTGTTCAAACTTACTCATAAATGGACGTAGCAAAGAAATCTTCAAGGGACGAACCTTGATCTTTGAGCCATCCATAAGAATAAGTTCTTCACCCTCATGTACTGTTGTTGCCATTTTTCCTCCTAGATAGGCTATGTTAATTATAGCATAAGAGAGGGGTCTCTACCGTCTTCATAGTCAAGACCCATCCCAATTCCAAACCCTGCTTTCTCGGCATTAATTCCTTGTAAAGCAAGAACATCATTTGAATCAGAAGTTGCCCCACCACTGAATACCCTAGCCTTCATGTCTTCCCATTCTTTCTGACCCTTTTCACTGCCAGACTCCTTGTCTAAATCAACGCCCTGGATAGCGGCTAAAAACTTTTTTTCATTGTAGTCAAGTTCTCTACTGCTTTCTAGTGTTGCCATTAGTTCTGCCATTGATAAAGATTTTTCTAATTCTTGGTAGTCTTTCCAGATCCCCAGCAAAAATACCTCAGACTCTAACTTTGCCAAATCTAGCGTTTCCCATGTATCCCCACTACGCTCTGCTTGATCTTTAACAGGCTCTTCAGACTTTTTATTAATCTTTATTCCTGCAGCAATATCTAGAATAGTATAGATTGTTTGCATGTCAACATTGTCCTCTACATCTTCAATAGACTTAGATATTTTGGGATAGTATTGCTTCATGCAAATTCTTACACAATCTACAAGTTTTTCTATTGCTTCGTCATCGCCACTTGTATTTTTTACATGCTCAAATGCATCCATAAACTCACGAAGATATTTGATCTTTAATGGAATAATTTCTAATTCTGTGCCATCAAACAAATGAATAATAGCGCTTTTATATATTGTTGTAGCCATATGAATTCTATTCTACCACAAAATGCCCTAGTAAACAACAAAGCCCACCTCCGAAGAGATGGGCCGTGTCGATTTTATATTAAATTATGATGCTGGTGTCCAGGTACGATCTACGATCTTACCGTATGAACCAGAAACATCTTCTGGAAGTAGTCGGAATGAAACTTCAAACATTGAAGCCTCATCACGCTTTGCAGATACCGTAACATTCTCAATTGAGAGTGCACGATATGCTGTGTAAACACGCTCTACATAAGCAGAGTTTACGCAATCGCCTGTTCCTGGGCCTACTGCAACGATACCACGCTCAACTGGACATTCGCCAATATCTCCTGCAGAAAGGTTAAGTGCCTGTCCGTTTGAAGATGACTTTGTGCCTGAGAGTTTAGAATCACTGTAAGCCAAAGCAAGTAGAAGGTTTTCTAGTGTTGCTTCAGCGAATGCTGTTGCAAGATTAACCTGCATACCTTGCTTGTAAAGTTTTGCAACGTCAAGAATCTGGTCAACTGTAACTTCACCGAAGTCAGGTTGGAACTGCAGTTCAAGACCGTTCATTGTATAACCAACGTTTGTATAGTCAGCATCGTTAGTAAGTGTGTCTCTGAAAGTCTTTGAAGACTCAAAGGCAGTTAATGATGCGGCATCCAAAGTTGTATCAGCAACGAATAGCGCTGCTGCACCAACGATAATGTTGGTTGATGTACCACGACTGTAATTAGCCATTTATTCACCTCTTTTTCCTAAATAGGGTTATTAAGTTGTTTGGCGCTGTTTCCTCATATTAATTATAACAGCATTTTTAAGTATATAGAGGCAGGTCTGAATCTTTAGTGTGGTAGTCATACTCAATTATCAGTTTGCCTCGCCAGTTGAACTTGATGGATCCTAGTTCAACCAGGTCTCTTGTTTCGTCAATTTGAAAAACTTTAAAACGATGAAAAAATACATTTATTGCTGGGATTTGGTCTGAATTATTAATAAGCCAGTTGTTCACATCTTGTGCTGCTGAGTCTTCCCTATCTAGGGCAGCCGAAATAATTCTGGCTATATCAAACCCCTGGGCATCGCTAGACGAGTGGATAGTATAAACTAGTTGCTCTCTCTTGTGTCTGTACATTGTATTTGGTCTATATCGTGCAAGCCTATCATATGCTATTAAAAATGCATCTCCAGTTACTGTGATTTCTCCAAATAGATCATCTAAATTAGTAGACTGGACTGGCACTATTGGGTCTATGCCCTCAATACCAGTAACTATGCCAAATTCTTTTAATTGAGCAATAATATACTTATTAATAAAAATAGGGGGAAACCCTGTTTCAGCCGCTACCGTAGATGCCATGATACTATTCTACCCCAATATGTGCATTGGCAATCCACTTAAACCCTGTTTCAACGCCAACAGATCTACCTACCTTTGAGCCAGTTCGAAAATTTTGCTTATATAGAACTGGTTTTTTTATATAAGAATACAGGCCCGAAGACTTTAAAAATGATTGTTTAAAGTATACACGAAAAAACTCATCTGCAACTTTTTCAAAAGAACCCTGAACCTCTGTTCCTCCAGGGTTTTTAATTTCTATATCTCTTCTTGTAAAAACTGTTTGTCCATCGGACTCAAATGCAAGTACTTCTGATCTTACTGGAGAAATGGTTACTGGAGTTCCATTCTCCATAATCTTTGCCTTATTTTCAAAGGGCACTGATGACCCAGAAGAAAGGCTTTTTGATTGTTTAAAGTTTGACTTAAAAGAAAGTCCTACATTGCTAACTGTATATGTAAAATCATATAGCCTTGCTTTAGGGCTACCAACTTGATACCACTCATAAATATGATGAAGTGCTTGAGGGTTGGATCTGGCTTCAACATCTATGTAGTCTTTTAATATTCCTACTACACTATTTCCAAGATTTTTTAAAAATATACTTTTTCCTTTTTGTGCACCATCTAAAAACCCAACAGAGTAATCAATGGCGTTGCCTATAATCTTTTCAAGATTTTTAGTGTTCATAACAATATTCATTAATCTCCCACTGTCTGGTTTTCAGATCTACGCCACACCATGTGGTAATACTCAATGCTCTGAAGCCCTCCAACAAAAGGCTCAACCGTAGCAACTTCGTATATAGTTCCTCTTCCACTTCGTGGCCCTGCTGTTTCTCTATACACCAGATTATCTCCTGGAAGCCTTACGTTTGTTACAAGAATATTTGTCATATTGTTATCTTCATTTTTTGAGGATGTTCTTATGTCTGATCTTGATCTTGCAATAAGTTTTCCTTCAGATATTAAAAATACCGCTGGAGAAGTTTCTTCGTTTGATTTTTGATTTAAAGATTGTGCATTACAGGTAATTGTTCTATCAAATACCCATTCCTTAATTGCCTTGCCATACTCACTTTGCTTAATAATTGGATAATAAATATCAGCCAACATTGGATACATAAAATCTGTTTTTTCGCAAGTATTTAAAGATGCTTCCTGCATTATAAAATTCCTGGGGTTAAGATATTTGTTTTGTATTTGTCAATAATTGTATCAACAAGAATATTTCCTGTTCCAGTAAATTTAGATGGGTTGTACTTTAGTTTAAACTGATCTGTTTCATACTCTAAAACATAGGACTTGTAGTGGTCTATTTTCCCACATCCAATATCATCAATTAGCATTAAGGTTGCTTCACGTATATCGTTAGGTATTACTTTGTAGCCTACCTCATAAACAAAAATATAATCATGTCCTTCTGGAAAAGCAACTGCTTGATTTCTTGTGTTTATCCACATATTATCAAAATTTTCATATGGAGCATATGCATAAAAAGAATCTGATGCACCTTCTCTATATGTTAAGGGCTTTCTTTCTGCACGATTAAAAGAGTCTGATGAATATGCATCTGTTGGAACTTTTACTATTGCAGTCTTATCTTTTGTAACTATATAATTATATCCATCCAGTGCTGGCTCATCTAGAGAAGAATCAAAAACTAACTTGCCATTTTCGTAAGCCTGGTTAACTTTATAAACAGGGTCCCAAACTGACATATAGTCTGTTCCCTGTCCAACTGTTTCAAATATTTTTTTCTCAAATGTAAACCTGCTTCCAACCACAGAGTCAATAATTGCTCTAGCAATTCTTTCGTTGTAGGCTGCTGATGAAATTTCTGACGCAGTTGTTCCTAGTGTTTTTGGGTCTACATATGGTCTAACTACTGTTAAAATATCTTCAACTACTAGATCACCTGGTTCATCATCAACAGACTCATAAATTGTTACGTTATAGTCATTGTCATATTTAACAAAATCTCCATCAAGTGTATAGGTAACCTGAGCATTTGAATTTGATGTTATTGTGTTTGATCCAAATACGGTATCGTCTTCATTTTCAATATAAAACAAATAGTCTGTATTTGGCTCGGGAACATCATATTTAACATTAATAGGGTATGGTGGTAGTCTAAGAATTATCATATTTATTTACCGTAGTACTTTGCCACTTCTTGAGGTGTCGCAATGCGAACCTTCTCGTGGGTAAGCCACTTTTCGGAAACCTCCTTGGTCACAATATTATAGCCTTTTACAACTTCGCCAACTTCATTCCAGAATATATTTCTTTCTGAAAATAGGGCTACCTTTTCTTCTAAATTTTTTTCAACTTTTTTAGATTCTTTTGGCTCTTCTTTTGGAGTCCAACTAGCAATTACCTCAAGCATATGCATCTTTGTTGTTGCACCAAATAGATCAATATTATTCTTTTTTGCATAAGACTTTATTTCCATAACAGTCTTTTTAGATAAATCTTCAATAATAGACATTTATTCCTCCTATGTCATTATACCAGAATTAGCGCCGTCTTCCTCTATTAAAATTATTTTGCATTGGTAAACGGATTCCGCTTTGTATTCCAGATGGGTTGACAGCATTTGGCCCTGATGTTTCTCCAAGAGTCGCTCCTGAAGTTCCTAATGTATTAACCTGCAAACCGCCAGATCCCATAATAATAACTCCTGGAGTTCCTAGCGTAACAATTGCACCTTCTCCATTATGACTATGATCTTCTGGTGTTCCTGGATATGACATATTTACTCCTAAAAGAAAATAAGGAGGGTAGTTTTTACGCTACCCTCCCTATCAAGTGTTTCAGTGATTATGAGTTGTTTGCTGCTGTTGCGAATGCAACTGCGTCAAGTTCTTCCCACTGAATACCAAAGCGGACGAATACTGTGTACTCAATTGTGTCCTTCTTTGGCTGGTAGAAACGGTTTACAGTAATATCACGCTGGAATCCCCATACACGGTTCTGTGGGAATGTCAAGTCGATATAACCTGCAGGATAGTAAGGAACTTCCTGAACCTCAACACCGAGAACACGAGTTGTACGTGCTCCACCAAATGTCTGGGCTGCGCCATCAAGGTATGCTTGACGGTTTGCAGGTGTACCTGCTGGCTTGCCAGCAAATGCTTCTGCGATTGCATCAGCCAATGTACCATTGTTCTTAACGATACCCTGGAATGCGTCTGTACCTGCGTAGAACTTAAGGTTGTTCTTGATTGCACGATACTTGCGTGGCATTGCGAGAATGATGTTTTGCATAATCTCTGTTGTCCATGCGTTATCTGCTACAGTGACCATTGACTCGTGTGAGTCTCCGCCCTGTACCTTTGAAACGAAACCTTCCATAATGTTAAGGAAGGCATTGTTGCCTGATCCTGTACCATTAATTGCAAGATCTTCAATGTCATTTGCAAAAGCGCTTGTCATCAAACGTACTAGGTGGTCTTCAAGAGCGCCGCCTTCTACGTTATCTTCTAGTGCTTCTGTTGATACTTCCCAGTCAAGACGAATCTTCTTTGTAGTCAATTCAACCTTTGAGAAAGTTGCGCCTGCATTTGTAAATGTAGGGTCTGCTTGTGCTGCTGCACGAATTACACGCTCACCAACGTTAACTTTTTCAAGTTCCATTGTGTTTGCTCGCAT